CCGCGTTAATTCGCTGGGGCCCGTGGTGTCAGGGCACCACATTGAGCCTCTTTTAGGAGAGACTCTATCCTGTTGCGTCGGCATGCTCCTTCGTTCGCGAAGTATTCGATCAGCTCGATTGGGACCCAGCCTCGGCTGTGTCCTGAAAGGGCGATCGATTGTAGCAACCGACGCGTCTTCACTCCCACCCCACGCCCCTTGGACCTCCCGAGGATGTGTAGCGCTTGCCTCGTGTGGCGTCTGTTCCATCCAGCTTTCTGGATGGCGTCGGCCATCGTTGTGCGAGTGCAATGCTCCTCTGCGGGGATCCCCATACCGGCGGTTTTGCGCAGCTGCTTGCGCGTGAGGGGACGACTGGTGAGACGGTTCCGGGCCTTATGGTCATCAGAGGCCAGATCTACGAGCCTTTGCTCGCGGGAAAGTAGGATCCTAGCATCCTCTGCCCGAACGAACTGACCCTGGTACACGCCACGTACAACCTCGTCCTGAGTGACCGAGTTGAGAGTAATCTCCTTGGACCACTTGGGGACTTCTTTGAAGTTTACGAGGTTGATGGTGCCGTGTCGGATTAACCGCTCTAGCGCTCTCTTTGGCAGTGTTCCGATCCCGGAACCTCCTGCCCGAATGGGCCCTGGGGTCTGAGTAGGTTTCATGCGACGTCTAGTCGTCTCTTGTAGACGGCGTAAACGACGCCCGTAGACCGGCTTCCGCAGTGCGTCGGCAACAGCGAGAGGATTGTCTGACTTGTCAGCTTTCCACTTGCTTGCGCCCGCCTCTGCGATGTGCCCAACCGATCGTGAGCTCGCGAGGATTCGAGAGTGTTGTTCTACGAGTTTCTCGCAGAACACGCCCCGAGGTCCTATGAACGACTTAGACCGGTTGATTTTCAGGCCCCAGTTCTCTAGTACGCTTTCGTAGGTTTCAATCTCCGACTGCGTCCAGAGCGCTATCATGTCGTCCCCGCACACCGCGAAGCTGTGCCGCTGTTTAGGGGCGGCCAATAGTCCAGCCATGACGTTGAGCAAACTCAGAACGATCCACGAGGGTCCGAGTCCCATGTGGACTCCGCGAACCGTGAAGGATTCTGGGTTTGTGCTGTCAACGTCGTGCTTGGGTCCGAGTGCGACCTCTGCCAATCTCATCCATCGCTCTTTTTGGGCTTTGGTTTCGAATCGGCGGTTGATCAAGTACCGAATGACGGAATGTGCCACCTCGTGTGGAATCCAGTCCGTCGCCGCGGAAAGATCGGCCGAATAGAGGCTTACTCGGGACTTTTGGTCGCCCTGACGCTTGAGGGAAACGTCTTGTCCCTTAAGGATATCGCGCGTGAAAATGTTACCCTTCAGTGTAGGTAACAGGAGCTGTGTAAGACGTCTGCAGGCCCACACCTCCCATGCGGGGTGTAGGGTCACGAGACGCGTCTTGGCTCCCATTTCATGCAACGCTTTTGCCTTAAGGGACGTCGGGTTGAACGTGCTGTGCTGTCTAAGCGCAATCTCGACTAGAGCAGGCTCGGGTGCATCCCACTCCTGACGAGGACCTAGGTCCTCGTCTGGTTGTCGGACGCGCTCAAGTTCGCCTGCCATCTCGAGAGCGATGGCGATGTCGTCGAAGTTAGGAGGCACTGGCTCTCCATGAGCCCGTGCTTCGGCACAACAGTGGGCGTAGGCAGATTTGATCTTAGTCTGGTTTCTTTCGAGAGCCAGCTGAGGTTGATAAACCTTCACCCAGTCGTTGGTCAATTCGGCGGCGATGTTCATCGACTCCAGGGTCGACTTGTCGCTGAGCACCGGCCAGGGCCTCTTGTATTCCGCCTCTGGGGTGAGCTTGCTCACCCTCAGATGGCGGTCCAGGAGGTCCTGGCCCGTTCGTAAACCCCGGACGTTTCCGCAGTAAAATGGTGTATTCCATCTTACTCGAGCTTCAGCGGCTGCTGCAGCAGCCCGTCGGTTCTCAAGGGAAGGGGAGGAGATCCAGCCTATCGCACGTGTGACGGTCGACGCTTGAAACAGCGCCTCGTGTCCATGGGAGAGCTTGACGAGTCCTTTACGGAGTCGTCGGGCAATCCCGAGTGATTCGAGGTGGTTGTGCAGGGCGTTCGGCATGTCACCATACGTGGTTAGTGCCAGGCTCCTCCAGCCGTGCGCGAGTAGCTTGAGTGCGGGAGGCCCACGATGCACCAAGGCCATGAGGAACGTAATGAACCTCTTAAGTCTTGCTGCGTTGTGGGTATGCTTATTCCATCGTAAGCTTCCGTACGCCAGCTCAAAAGCGCATAGCAGCTCGGACCAGTGTCTCTTAACCGTGTTAAGGTTGTCCCTGTGGCTCCATTGCCACAGGAGATGCTGGTCCTTGCTCTTCCCTTGTCCTTCAGGGGCAGGGGGTGGGTGTGAAGACAATTTCTGGAGAGAGGTCGCGCTTGCGGCAAACCTCTCCAAAACCCGTCGTGCAGGATGGCCATTGGCGATCCTGCTTAAGGCCGTGTTCAGGAACGTATGGAAGCTTTCAGGGAAGCTTCCGTTCCGAGACACGGTGCGGGTTAGGGGTGG